CAGTAATTCTTAATCTACTATTTGTTTGAATATATCCTGTAGTCTCAACATGACCTTTGTCCATGTCAACCTTAAAGGTTGTACTTGTACCGTCATTGATAATAAAGTCTCTATCAGCAGCACCAGTAAGGATTACTCCACCCTGTCCTTTTGGTTGGAATCTGAGATTAACATTGGCATCTGTACCAATAGCTTCTATAGAAGCATCGTTATTAATCTGAAGTCCAGCAGCAGCAGTACCAGTTTTAATAGTGCTGTTAGCAGTGTCAACTAATAGAACTGGACTTGAAGTAGCAGTAGTAGCACCTACTTGGAAATCATTACCAATTCTAAGATCAGTTCCCCATTTACCCTTCTCTGCTCCAGCAATAGAAACGCCAATGACATCTGGACCTTGATGGAATAGACCTGTAGTAGCAGAGGTTACAAAATTTAAACTAGGAGCAGCAGCAGTACCATCAGCAAGACTTGCTGTTGTATTAGTAAGAGTTACATCACCAACTGTCTGGGTAAAGTCACCTTCTAAAGCAAAGTTACCTGTCTGTGTTGTGTCACCTGTCGCTGTGGTAGTACCTGTGATAGTTAAGGTATCAGTTGACTCATCACCAAATGCTAAGTTACCTTTAACTGTAAGGTTACCATCGAAGGTAGCATCACCAGCAGAAGTTAAATGACCATTCTCACCATCAACCAGGAACTTAGTAGCAGACTTACCAATACTTAATGAACCTTCGTATAGAGTTGGGTCTTTAGTACCAGCAACCTTGAAGGCATCGGAGATCATTCCCCCGTCGTGAGTTAATTCCCAACGATCATCCGTTGTTGTAGTAGCAACACTAAGATCATACTTAGTACCAGTAGTTTCTGGTCCAGCGTTACCACCTGAAATTCTTGCTTTTAATGTTTGTCCTGCGTTATAACCATAACCACCTTCAGTGACAGTTACGTCTCTGATAAAACCTACTTTGGTTACAGTGTATTGGAATCCAGAACCTGTACCACCTACATTAGCAGGATCAACACTTAGGACATCACCAACAGCATAAGGACCACCAGTTAGACTGATGTTCTCTACAGTGCTTATGACAGTAGTGTTAGCAGATAATGTAGCAGCAAATCCAGAACCAGTATTACCTAAGTCCGAAGCAAGTAACTGTATGGTATCTCCAACAGCATAGTTCTCACCTTGAGCATTACTCTTGAATACAGTAACCGCTCCACCAGCAACAGTGACATCAGCGGTCATGTTATCACCATAGTTGCCAGCAGCACCACTGTTAATGGTTAAAGCAGCACCCATGTTAGCATGGCTTGAGCAAATATAATCTGCTGTCTCTCCAGCAACTCCAGTACGTAGAACTACGTCAGTAAAGGCACCTGCTTCTCCAGCAGTTCCATGAGGTATAGAAACTATATCAGTATTAAGAGATTGACCATCCTCTCTACTGATTAATAGAGGATGACCTGCGTTAGATGCGTCAGACTGATCGAAGCGGTAAGTATTACCCTCGATCATTGTGATAGGTGCCTGTGTACTACCATCTATGACATATACATTGTCAGGAGGTGAAGCACCAGGGTTTGTTATTACTGTTACAGCAAATGTTTGGAGTGGTGCGTTGTATACAGTAATACCATCATACTGTCCATCTGTATATCCTGAACCACCGTTGGTTATATTTACTTCCCAACCTGGAACAACGAAGTCAGCAGTAGCAGTGTTGGTTGGTTCTGCAGCACCGCTTACCCAACTGAAAGCTATTCCACTATATGAGCCAGCAGTATAAGCACTACCATTGTTGGTAATGTTACCTGTTAAGGACTGGAAGTTTACGCCAAGTATAGCGTCTCCACCAGCACCACCAGTCAATGTTAAAGAAGGTGCGGTGTCATAACACTCACCACCACCTGTTATTACGATCTCTGTAAGTCTTGCGTTGGTCTTACTGAAAGCAGGAGTTAATACAGCCTCAGTAATTGGGTTACCACCAGTTATCTGAACTGATGGAACAAAGTTATAACCAGCACCAATATTTGTTAAGTTTACGGCTCCTATTGGGAAACCAATTGTACTTGTAGCAGCACCACCAGATCCTGTGGTGTCTCCTGTAGTAGCAGCAATGGTTACAGTAGGAGCAGATACATATCCACTACCTCTAGAGTTGATTGCTATGCTAGCAATGCCTCTACCATTATAAACTGTGAAACTAGCATCTGTAGTCTGTGATTCATCAGACTGTGTTATATTTGGAAGAGTAGAACCATCATAAAGGGTTCCTTGCTCTGTAATAGTAATAGAGTTAACAACACCAGCACTAACTGTACAAGTAGCAGTAGCATTGACACCCTTAAACATATGGGTCTCACCAGCAGCTGATGCTGAAGCAGTTAAGGTTACAGCACCACCACCCTGTGAATTAGATACCTGGAAAGTATCTCCACTAACGTTAATGATATAATAAGTATTACCTTGTGTAAGACCAGGAGTTTCAGATCCACCAGAGTTATCATAAACAACCCTAAGGTTATTTGTAAATGGATGATCTACAAGGGTTATTGTATTACCAGATATATCTGTCTCAGTATTCCAACTAAAAGTATTGGGTTCTTCAATAGTTAAAGTAGGAGCAGATGCATAATCAGCACCACCATCTGCTATCTCAATCCTGTTAATTATACCATAAGGATCTAGAACACAACTAGCATCTGGATTCGTTGGTGATGTTCCTGTACCAGCACTGAAAGTAACATCAGGAGGACTTGTATAAAGAGTACCACCATTAGACAATACAAGTGTCTTAAGTGAACCGTTGTTTAGATCTAATGTACAGTTTGCCTGACCTGGAACAGCAGGATCAGTGTCTAAGCTTAGGTTTGATGTACCACCAGTATATCCGTCACCAGTATTATTAATGTTAACAGTAGCAACCTGCTCTGTAGATATTAATAAGTTGGTATCTGATAGTAAACCATATGCGTTAAATCCACCTCTTCTTTGTAATGAACCGAGGAAGATGTCAATAGAACCAGTCTGAGCAGTGTTGAAACTACCAACCTTACCTGCGTCAAAGTATGCGTTCTCGTTAAATATTACCTCACCGTTAAATGTGATGTCTTCGTTACCAGCAGGGTCAATTAGTAGAGCACCAGATGTTGTAGAGAAGGTGTTACCTGCGAGACGAATATTACCAGTCTCGATGTATGCTGGATAAATGTTTGTTGTACCAGTGTTGTCAGATAGACCGATACTGGTTGCTTGCTGAGATGATGATGTAGACTGGAAGTTAACGTTACCAGTTTCTTGGTCAACTAGGAATACTTCACCAACTCTGAAGTCACCTTTCTGGTCGGTTGAAGAATAGAATACTCTACCACCATTACTTTCGACAGCTTCATTAGCTTGGTTAGCTAACGAACCGTCGTTCGTCATGTCCTTACCAGCACCAATATACATGAAGTTGTGTGCTGACAGGATGAGTTTACATCCATTACCATCAGCTACAGCACCCTTGTTACCGTATATGTTGGAAGAAGCAATTGCTTTTAATTCACAACCAAACTCACTGTAGTCTACAAGTGATATACCTGTAGCAGAGTCACCACCATCAGAACGAATGTCCTTAGGAGAAGGTGTATCAGAAAATGCGGTTGACTGATCAGTACCATTAAAGTGAATTAATAGAACAGTGTTTATGTCTGTTCCATATTCTGAAGTAGGAGCTGTGAAGTTACCTGTAAATCTTGCGGTTCCAGCACTACATCTAATCTCATCAATATATCCTGTAAAGAAATTAGATCCAGTTCCAGTAGCAGAACCTATATTAAGTGTCTTTGTATCACCGTAGTTATTGGTATCTGTATACGTAGAACCTACTTGAGTACCATTAACAAACAGTTTTGTATCTCCATTATAACGAGAAAGAGCAATATGAGCCCATGTGTCAACTGATAAACTACCACCACTGATGTGCTCAGTTGTACCAGAACCAAACTTAACTACACCACCAGTGTGATATAGGTATGGAGCTGTATCTGATGTAGCACCAGTACGGAAGTCTAGGATACTATTTGTACCACTATTATTAGTTGGATATACCCAAGCTTCTATAGCAAAGTTCTGAGTACCAAAACCAAAGTCTTCCTGAGTCTCTACACTAATGAAGTCACCAGTACCGTCAAGCTCTAATGAACCAGTACCAAACTTCTGGATTGTAGTATCAATTCTAGCGTCAGCATTAGGAGTAAGAGTCTTACCTACTTCTAATTCTGTTGTAAATTGTCCCTCACCTTTACCATTAAGGTAAATGTAAGTTCCATCATTCTGTGTTATTTCACCATAACCTTCTACCTTTTTATAGGTTATATTACCACTTGTATTTCCAGCAGTAAGAGCAAAGGTGAAAGTGTCAGCAGTAGGTGCTCCTGTGACCACATAATAACCATCAGTAGCACCACCAGATATAACGTCAACCCATACACGATCATTGGTTACTAGACCATGAGCAGTCTTAGTAACAGTTACAACGTTACTTGATAAAGCATATGTACCTGATCTAAACTGATTCTCTAATTGATATATCTTCTCCGAAGCAGCAAATGTACCAGATACACCAGATAGTTTTAATCTAGCAGTACCAGTACCATGCTTACCAGTAGCACCCTGAACACCCTTAATACCTTCATTAGCAAAGTATATGAAGGAGTTCTGCCACTCACAACGAATACCATTGGTTAATAATACACCAACAGAATTAGGTACGATGAATGTTGCTTCGTTGAAAAGTACAGCAGTCTCTAATGTACTTGCGCTAGCAATAGCACCATCTAATTTAGCACCACGTCCAGCATCTCCAGCGTCAAATCCATAGGGGTCTGATGCAGAAGTAGTACTACCTTTGTTTATTACAGATACTCTATTAATATAAGCACTTCTTTCTGAATCCCAGCTATTAGCACAAACGAAAGCATAACCAGTATCGTTTCCGCTATTATAAAGACCATCCTTGATAGTCAAATCGGAGATAGTAGTATCTCCAGCTAATACAAATACGTCTAAATCTCTTGTTGCTGTTGATGGTTTTATCTGTGTTGCTCTTAAACCATCTCCACGTACAGTTACACCATCAGGTACGTTTAATGGAACAGTCTCTTCAAATTCTCCAGCACCAACATGTACAATATCACCAGCAGTAGCAACTGATAGTGCTTTAGCTATTGTTATGAATGGTGTTAATGCACTCTTACCTCTAGGGGAACCACCTGCCAGATTAGCAGTATCACTTCCTGTTTTGGAAACATACCAAGTTGTACCAGGACCATTTGTAAGATCCGCAGCCAGCATGGATCCAGTAACGCTTGCCGTGTTAGGCTGAGCATTACCTACCTCAACGATAGTACCTGAATTGTTTACATAAAGCTTTTTGTCCGCTATATTCAGCGCGACTTCCTTATCAAGTAGATCGAGGTTTGTCGGTGTCGCTGAAGCCGTCGTTGAGCTTTTGAGTTTGATCCTCGTTGCCATTTATAGCATTCTCTGATGGTTTTTCTTGGTTAATAGTATTTAACTGATTTACCTGAGCGGTTAAATCAAGCACTTTCGCTTCAAGCATAGTGTTAGCGAGAGTCAACTCAGAAACTTTACGTTGTAATGTAGAAATAACGATGTTTACATCCATAATTTATAAAGCGAATCAGAACGTTCCTCCATCCAGTACGTTAGTCCATACTGGTACGCCAGCGGCTGTGACGGTGAGGACTTGATAGGAAGTAGTAGCGTCATCTCCAGTACCAGGTGATGCTATATTAGCAGCAGCGGTAACTTTGATAGCGTTTGTACCATCTCCATATGTAATGCCATATTGGGTAAAGGTAGAAGCACCTGTACCACCATATTGTACAGCGAGGTCTGTATCTAGTTCAAGATCACCGAGAACTACAGTACCACGATCACCAGTAACACCAAAGACAGTATTAGTGTCAGTAGCATTTTCGATAAAGGTCCAAGCACCAGCTCCATCGTTACCACCTGTACGGTCATAACCGAAGAAACCAAACTTAGAGTTACTACCATCGTGGTAGTGTACCTTTACACCTCTATCTAGGCCATCAGATGCATCCCTTACTGCGGTAATGGTGGCACCTTGATCGATGTTCTGTGTGATAGCTTGGTCTAAAGTAATTTGCTTAAGACCAGTGTTAATACTTTGGATATTCGTGCTGTTAGCAATGCCTGTACCAGTAATATCATCACCGACGTTTAAACCGACGATTCTATCAACTGTAAGAACAGTAGCACCACTTGTGGCATTTGCGTTTACTGTCAAAACAACAGTAGGATCACCTAATTCAATGGTGGGATCATTAACAGACATTGAAGCAGAGTTCACTGTCGTTGTTGTACCATCAATTTGTAGGTCACCTTTAATAATAACCAAACCCTCTGAATCATTACCAGCAGGGTAAGGGTCGATAATCATCTCAGTACCAGAAGTGGTAGAGATAATATTACCATCCATCTTTAACGAGTCAATTGTAAACTCACCCGTCTGGTTGATGGTACCAGAAACAGTGCTTGTACCATTAAAGGATACACCGTTGTTGAAAGTAGTTGTTGAGTTAACTGTTAAGGTATCACCAGCAGCAGTACCTATAGTTGCATCATCATCAACATTCAAATCTTTGATCCATGCCGTAGCACCAACACCTAAACC